CAGCATTAACCTCTAATCTTAACTTCTTTAATGAACGTAGTGCAGCAGCTTGACCCTGTAAGCGAAACAAAACATCTGCACCATCTACTTGCTCCATAGGCCTATGCACACCAGAAAGCCTCGCCTCTAGTTCAGCCTCAAAAGCATCCCATAAGGGTTTATCGTTTACGAGCTTCTTTAGCTGACTCATTTGTTTGGCCTTTGTACTAAGCCGCCTTGGTTAAACATCCTTAGTTTACCATCCTTAGTTCTGACTGCTAAAGATTTAAGTTGAGTTATTGTTGGTTTTTCTATACCTTTAGCAAGTGCAAGCGGTCCTACTTGTATTACCTCTGAAGCTTCCATAACAGGAGAACCTGTAACCTTGTCATAAAACTGGCCTTGACGGTAGGGATTCATGCCTACCTGTGTCCACTCAGGATCATCTAATAGACGCATAGCTTCTTCACGCAATTTAATAGGGTCTTCTGGTACGTAATCCCCGTAAATACGAGCAATAGTAGACTTACCCATAGGTTTTTCTTCCGCATCCGTACCAGCCTTTGCACCCCTTAAACGTGCTTTACCTCTAGCAATATCTAAAGCAGTCTGTGACTCAGAGCCAAACTTAACATTTTTTAACTTTACTGCTTGACCATATCCTAGAACCGCACCCTTAGAGTCATTTGCTCCGTCATGAATAGATACAACCCACTTATCATAGTTGTTATACGCAGGTATATCTAACCTAGAGCCTACACGTGTACCTGCAGGAATATCAAATCCTTTAACTCCAACAACGCCATGCTTCATTACCTTCTTACCTAACGATCCTGCAATTTCTGTTAAAGTAGGTACAGGTGGCATAGTATCTTTAGTGTAAATAGATGTCATAGGTAATTCTTCAGATACGACATTACGAGCCTCTTTAGAAGTTATACTACCTTGATATAAATCCTCTGCTGCTTGTTTAGATAAGTCTTTATTTTTTTGTCTTTTGTTTTCAGGTATTTTATTATCTTCTTGCCATTTTTTAATAGCACCTTCACTATCAAGTAAAATAGAGGCATCGTTTGCGTCAGTACCTTTACCTCTGTTAATATCTACTTTACCCAAAGCATCAACAGTTTCATCAGCTACATTATCGCCTGTACCCTTGATAACCTTGGCAAGCTGCTTACCTAGTAAAACTCCTATGCTCATTATTGTGGCCTTCCAGTAAAGCCTTGTTCTCCCGGCGCAGGTGCAGAGCCTACTCCAATGTTACCACCACCGCCACCTGATGCGTCCTGTGGCCCCGTAGGAGCCTGTCCTGTGGGTGCTGCGCCTTCAGGTGGGGTAGTACCAGACTGGGGAACTCCACCCTCTGGTGGCTGTGGTAGAGGCTGCTGGAACTGCTTCAGTATCTCCGCTTGGATAGCGGCGTCTTGCAAGCTGTTTGTAAGCTTCTCAGGGTCTAAATCCATGCTAACTGCAATCTCACGAATAAGGTAATCCATCTTAGCAAACGGTGCTAGTACAGGGTTTTGTGCTACTTGCAAGAACTGCATCAAACGCTGGCTACGCACTTCGTTAGCCATCAAGCTCTCAGTACCCTGTGCGCGTACCTCTAAGTCACCCTTAATCTCAGGATCAAAGTCAAACTGCATGTTGAAGTTAAAGAACGCTTTACCTAGAGGCTTAAGCATATAGTCATCTACGTTCTTAATTACATTCCGTATAGAACCATTAGCAGCAGACATGAGCATACTAATGCCAGAAGCTGTACGTCCGACACCTTGCACTCCTGTCTGACCATGAGCAAAGCTTGGAAAGCCAGTACTCTCATCTGCTAATACACGTGCTTTGTCAAACATCTGCATGTTCTCACCTGACACGTTAGGGAACTTGGTGCCAAAAATTGCTTGACCGGGTGCGCCCCCTTGACGCCTAAACACCTTGCCGGGATACACAGAAAGGTCTTGACCGGGAACTAGGTTAGTCTCATCTACTTCAATAAGCATGTTACCGCTTAAAGCTGCATTGTCTACCGCCATACGCATAAACCCATTCATGAGGGTCTGTGTATCATCCATATTCTCAGCAATACCTATGCCAAAGAAGCTATAAGGGTTAAGCTCATAGGGTACTGCAAAGTAAGGAATAAGTGCAGGTTTAAATGGATTCATCACAAGACGTAGTACTTGATTATGGCATACCCAAATGTTTACGTTTACTTGCTCTACGTCCTTTAACTCTTTAGGGATATCTACACCGTAGTCTTCAAGAACATCTTTATCTACAAAGCCCCAGAACTCATGTACTTCATAACGCTCTGCTTTACCGCTCTGAGCGTCATCCTCCATAGCTTGCTCCCACCACTTCTTCTCGTAGGACTCGCCCATGCTAAGAGACTTATCAATAGCGTTATCACGAAAGAAAGGCCGACCCTTTAAAGCACGAACCTGTGAGCGTGACATTTTATGCCGCTCAACAACGTACTCAGCTTCATCCATGTTAGCTGCGTCAGGGTCAGGGTAGAAATTCCAAATAGATACATGGCTAGTAGATGGCACAGTCTTAATAGTTGGCTTGTACTCACCCTCATCATCCCAATTAGGATACTCTTTATTTACTGCAAACGGACCCTTCATGATACCTGTGCCAAACAAAGCAGTCTCAAAGGAAGCTAAACGTAGTTGCTTATTAGCTCCTGACTCTTCTAGTTGATCGTGTATCTTCTTTTGCATCTTTTTAGCTGCAGTTAGTGCAGGATTAAAAGTAATGCTGGTAGGTAGTGTACCTTGACCTTCAATAAGCTTATCAGCTACAGGCTCTAACTTCTGAGCCATGCTACCAAGTCGCTCACGCAAGCCATCCATAGTTTCTCCCGGCTGCAGCTTTGCATCGTCAGAGCTAAACATAGGAGGCGTAAAGGTTTCTTTTAGTTCATCTATTCCTTGTTCAGCTTGAGGTGCAGCATCAAAGTGTACTGCCTCTGCTATGCCCTCTGGGAGTGTAGTAGGATCAATAGCTAAAGGGAACTTGTGATTGCCAAAAAGTACGTCAACAATTTGCCCATAAGCTGCAAGAGTTTTAGTCTTAGTTACTTTAACAAATACACGTGACTTCTCTGTCTCAGTGAATTGTACTTCGTTGTTATATATACCCCGATAGTTACGGTAAGCATCCATCCAACGCTGTTCGTCAGTAAAACGTGCATCTTCAGCTTTTTTAAACCGATCCATAACTAGATTAATTATGTAACCTGTCTTAGGGTCGTGCATACTGCCTTCAGTAGTGTCCTCTATGTGTGAAGACTGTCCTGACTCTAAGTTAGTTTCAAAGTCTGTTGTGAAATCATCTGGGTCCATATTTAATATCCGAATACTGGATCAGCAGCTTGAAAACCGCTTCTCTGTGTTGCAGGGTTGAAATCCCACAAGGAACTTCTAGGTCTTGTCATGATACCATACCTTAGTGCGTCATACAAGTGGTCTTCTGAGTTTGTGTCAACGTCTTCTGGATTACGTTTATCTAAAGGTATACTTGGTATCTGGGCTATGCAGTTGGTGCAGGTAGAAAAGAATACGAGCTGGGGTTCCTCAGTAAACTCATCTACCTGCAAACGGCGGTGTATCTCGTTCTTACCTGAAACCCTAGACCCTTTTGAACGATCTGAAGGTCTCCAGCGACAGCCCTTCATAATCATTTGTTCAGCTAGGCTAGGTCCAGTATCACCCCTTTTATGCCAGAGGGACGAATCCAACACGCCGTATCTTATAGTGCCATCCTGTGACTCTGCTTCTAGTATTAAGTCTGCTAAGTCAGTAGCTGTAACTTTGGTTACATACATCTCTCTGTAGACTATAAGCTGCTCTGAGGGAGATACAGCAAACCACACAACACCTGTCCAACTGCCGTAACCATAATCGCAAGCTCTGAACTTCGCCCAGCCACTAGGAATGTTATAAGGCTCAACAACGTGAATCTGGCGGTTAAACTCTGGAAAAGCTGCACCCTCATTAACATCCCAGTTTCCTTCTAGTAGTTGTTTGCGCTGATGCTCTGGCATGGACAGCAGCATAGTCTCGTAGTCACCACTATCAGCTAAATAGGGATTGTCAAATAGGCTTGCAGGAATAAACCTACGCTTAAATAAAGGTTGACCTTCTTTAGTGTGACCTTTAGGATAAGCTAATGTTTTACTTGTCTCAATGTCAGTAGCCCAGAAAGGTTTGTTAGGCTCTGAAGGATCAATAAACATCTTCTTAACCCATTGATGCCCAATAGAGCCGGGGTTAGTTGTTGCCCTCATGTACAGACCTAATTCAGGTGCTGCACTACGCAAACGAGAGCGCATATAGTTCCAAGCAAAAGGTGTAGCCCATTGAGTAAGCTCATCAAATGCTATGTAGTTAAACGCCTGTCCTTGGTAGCGCATAACGTCTTGGTCTTTGTCTAGGTAACTCATCCAAATGCGACCACCTCTAGGTGTAACCCACTGAGACTTACGCTCTGACCACTTAATACCGGGAATTGCTTTAGGATATAACTCTTGACTTTTCTGTATAAGCTCTCTAAGTTCCTCTGTAGTGTGACGTACAAGTAGGCCACTAAACTCTTTATGATTAAGGCTACGTAACGGGTCTGCTAGTGTCGCGTAGCTCTTACCACCACCCGCTGCACCGCCATACAGAACCTCACGCTCACTAGAAGCTAAATAGTCTGTCTGTGGCCCAGCGTTAGGCTTAAAGACAATGTTCTGTGCATACTCTACGTCATACGGCGCAGGTATAACCGTAGCTGGAACTTTCTTTGTTTCACGTGAAACTTTTTTAGTCGGCGTAGCTGCAATAACCTGTTCTTTCTTTTTCGAGCGTTTCGTAGTGCGTGATTGCTTTTTGGAGCCTTTGGGCAAGCTCACGTTTGATTCTAGCAGTTGTTTTACGTTTTCGCTCAAGGTCAACCCTTTTCTTTAAGCCCATGTGAGATATACTTCTGCCTGACTGTGTAGTAATCCAAGCAGCTACTTCTCTGTAACTATACTGCTTTAAATGTTTCTTTGCAAGCTCTAATAGCTCTAACTCTTTCTCAATAGGGTTTAGCCATTCGTCATCTTCAGGGTCTATCTCGTACCCAAAAGGTACAACCTTTACTAAACGAGGTATCCTCTCCCAGTGCCTTAACTTCTTAGGCTTAGGTAGCATCCAATAACCTAAGTCATTAAACGGAAAGAACCTAGTCATCATTACTTTCTTTAGGAGGTAGAATAAACAAACCACCACTAGCCTCAACAGCAACCTTCTCAGTCTTAACTACACCAGCACGATCCAATATTTGACCAGCAGCTACCATCTTCTCTTTAACGCCTAACTGTGTAGGGTCCATCAAAGCACTACCATAAGCTACAGCCGCTTTAGGCCCAAGTCGTGCCATGTAAGTCTTTGTAGCCTCAAAGATTTCGTCTTTTAAGCCCTCTATAATAGTCTTAGTAGCGGAGCCATCTGCATACCCTGCTAACTTCTTAGCTTGTACAACATCTCCTTGTGCCTCATCAAACAAGACTTGCATAAAGAGTTGCTGCTTTTCGTTTAGTACTCTACTCATGTTACTTTCCTGTACGGCTTGGAAGCTTTAGCCGCCCTTTTAGGTTGCTTAGAGACTTGCTTACCTTTTGCAGTATCTGCTCTCTTTTTAGCTGTAGAAGCCGCATATGCCCCAGTACCCATAGCTTTAATAGCATTAGCTGGAAGGTAGCGTTCTCCTGTAGCCTTTGGACCTTGTGTAGAAGGTTTACCACTTTTGGTTCTCCATTTCTGATTAGTCCAAGACTTAAGACTTTTTTGTGACTTTTTTAGTGCCATCAGCTTTTGCCTTTGCTTTTTTACTTAGGTCTTTATAGTGAAATAATTTTACACTTGTTTTACTGTGTGCTTTACCAGTGTGCAAAGAACCGTCAGGCATCTTGTGAGTACCGCCTTTATGTTCAGTACCGTCCTTCTTATAATGCTTTACGCCCTTCATGATGTATACCCTCCACCTGCTGCTTTGTAAGCCTTAGCAACCATCTGTGCTTTACGTGCAGACCATTGCCCCGGTGAGCCGCCTTTGCCACCAGCTTTTACTCTATTAAAGATTTGTTTGCGTTTAGAAGGATCAGTGTAATTACCTGCAGCATTTACAGTAGAACCACTTTTTGCTTTAGGCTTGGCTTTTGTCGTAGAGGACTTTTTTAATTTCATTACGTGTTATTCCTATATCTCTAAGAGCAGAGTCTGACATATTAACTAACTGCCAGTATTGCGCCCTACGCATTTGACCATCTTGAATAGCCTTGATAATTCTCTTAAACATGGTGTCTCTCCTTATGTTTGACCACAAGGAGAGTTATACCATAGTTTGACTTAAAGAACTACATACAAGAATGCAATCCCGTTATGCACAATATTACTTCTTCTTCTTAGCCATGCCGCCATACATATAGCCTGACTTTTTAGCCATACCGCCGCCCATCATCTTTTTAGCAGCAGGTTTTTTCTTAGCCATACCACCAGCCATCATTTTAGCTGCAGGTTTTTTCTTAGCCATGCCACCCATGTTCATCTTACCCTTACCGTCAGCAGCAAAGGCTGGTACTTTCGTGCCGCCCTTCATAACCATAGGCATACCACCTGCAGCGTAAGCACCTTTAGGCTTCTTAGTTACAGGACCACCTTTGTTCTTTTTTTGAGCAGGTTTTGGTGCTTTTTTTTCTGAGACTTTAACTTTACCACTATCAAATGGATCGCCAGTACCGTCACCTGTAGTCTTTGGAGTACGAAGTTTTGCAGT